ATCTTTTGCCCTGTATCAATCCGGGTTATCTGCATAGGGGAAACGGTATACTCAAAGTAACCATCAAGTCCCAATCTACGAATCGCCCATTTCAAATCACTATATACAGAATCCCGCAAAGTATTTGAATAACGGCGGACACATAAGCCGTTACTTTCTGGGTATTTAAACAAACGAACAATCATATCTAAAGCAGTTGTCTTACTCTTCTTTGATCCTCTCGAACCTTTGCAAACACGATATCTTGCTTTCGTGTGCCAAAAGTCCTTGTAACCCTTCCCGACAACTGACGGAAGACATATTCTAAATGCTTTATCATTCCTCAAGTTCCGATTCCCCCTCGAAAATGATAGGAATATTCATGTTCACATCCAGTTTATCCTTAAACATTCCCAGATGTTTTCCCAGAAGCTCCAGTGCCGACTTCTTGTCGCACAGCTTTACTTCCCTTTCCGTGCCCCATTCGTTCGGCTTGATTTTGACCGCCTGGATGCAGGCAAGATCCTCCTCCTTTGCCCCGCTCTTTATTTTTGCATTCTCCATATCAATCACGTCTGTAATCTTCACGAACGCCAGCTTAGCCAGCTCTTGGAGAACCCTGTCCTGGTTGATGCCCGTCCTTCTGGAGCGTTCGGCCATAGCTTTTGCAACAGCATCCTGAATACTAAGTTTTGCTAAGTTTTGTGTACCTTGCTCATTTGCCGTTTTGGGGCTGTATCCCGCCCTGATTGCAGCCTGTGTCGCATTCAGGTCAATCAGGTATTCCTCTACAAAACGTTTCTGTTTTTCTGTTAGTTTTTTTGCCATCCTGCAACACCTTCTTTCTGCATAGCAAAACGCCCTGTATCTCTACAGGACGTTTCAATTCTTTATATACTTCGACTCTCTAAGTATAACAGTCAATACCTTAAGTGTCAAGTGTTTTATAGCATCTATAATATTTAGAATACATTGTTGAAATGCACAACCAGAATCTTCCCACATTCCTGCTCGGTTATTCCTATTGCTGCCGCTACTTCATATTCGGGAAGGGCATTGATATATTTCAGTGTCAGGATGAGGCGTATTACCCAATCCGGTATTGTTTCTATATATGACCTGGCGTGCTGTATCAGCTTCATATTCTTGTAATACAGTTCCTTGTACTCCAGTTCGACATCATACATTTCCTCTACCGAATTCATGGAAGTATTGAACGTGCTCTGCGTGTGGCATCCCGTCTTGTGTCCTGCTGCCGATTCCATTATCATACTTGAGTTCCCTGTACTTTTCTTTAAGCTGCGCCATCCTGCGGTTATTCTTTCCTATCTGTAAAAGTTCCTTTTCCGTCACCGCTCTCTCCTCCCTTCACCCAGTACGGCCTGCGCGCCATGTGCCAGTATGCCATCCGTGGTATGTTACGCAGGGCGGCAGCGTCCTTCCTTGCGGCCGCCCGGCGTTTCTGTTCCGCTGTCATATATTTTCTCCCTCGTCATAGATATGTATCCCAAGCTGTTTGCCCAGCCAGTCCAGCCCTGCGTGGGTTAGATGGAATGTATATCCTCCATGCTGGTTCTGTTCCCCACGTTTCGCATATCCGACAGACTCCATCACTTCCCAAATCTCGTAATCCCTGCCAGTGGCAAAATAATTACGGTATGGGCGGTAGAACTTCTTCCCATGCCGGATGTATGGTTTCTTCCTGTCTAGCCCTATGCAGTGCTTCGCCCGGTCTATATACGGGTTTCTTTTCGTGTGCATGTTTTTCCTGCCTCCTTTCTGCATCGGCGTGAGCCCGTCCGTTTTATTCACTCAATCCTGCCAAACCTGCTTGCAAAGTGTTCCTTCCACTCTGTATTCTTCTCTTCCGCGATGCCGCCGGATTTTACGATTTCAACCGCTTTATCAATTTCTATTAGTCGTCTTTCAGACATCAGGCTTCCATCTGCTCGATACATAGGATTCCTTTCTTCTTCCAGCTGTTCCAGAACCTTATCCACGTCATAGGCAATAGGAAGATCCATAACTCCCCCCATAATCCTACTCGTGTCACATTCATGCCTTTTTATTACATCAATTACTGCGCTTCTGTTAATCAAATCATTGCTCATTCTCCCTTACCCCTTTCTAATTCTTTCAATGCGGCTTCGGATTCTTCTCTTGTGAGGAATATATACAATCCAATTTGACTACATACTCCGCAATTCTCTGTACGTATCCATACACCATCTTCGCCGACTGTTATATCCCCAACAACATCTTCAAATACCGCTGTTTTGCTCTTATATTTCTCACAATCCTCAAAATATTCATCATCAAACGGGCAGTTATTCTCATACGGGCAGTAATAACCTGTTGCTGTGCCATATGACCCGTTTTCATCCCATAAAGTACCGTCAAGCTGTTCTGGTATGCTTTCACATTCTGCAAGTACATATACCGTATCCCCCACCGCACAAGGAAGTTTCAACAGTTTCCCTTGTTCCTCTAAGTCCTCATATTCTGCCAGCCGTTCCACCAGCTCCTCTTTCCTGTTTGGTGACCAGTAGCCGCTTTTCATCCCGCTCTCCCGTTTATGTGTCAGTCTGGTTAATCCCATTATGTCAGTCCTCCCTGAACCTTTCTTCCTCGAATCCCCCACATCCATCCTCCAGGATGTCAAGCTCCTGCAGAAATTTCCCGCTTCTCCTGTTCACGCAGACATGAAGGCGTTTCCCGTCATTGTCCGTCAGTACTATATCGTGCACGCACCATAAGCATTTTTTATTCATCTGTTTGTCCCTTCCTGTTCCGTTCTTCCCTTACCCTCCAGTTCCGCCCGCCTCGCATACCTCATGTAAAGCCACCTGTTAAACCCAAGCTCTGTTTTCCCATGCTTTTTCTCATCCGTCCATTCCAGGTAATCCATAAACACGTTTATTTCAGCCTGGCATAAGTCCTGCTGGTACTTTTTCCCCAGTTCGGAAGCCCTCGCAATGGCATCCTGCCAGTACCCGTCCCCCTCTTCGACAACCCATACGGATTTCTTAAACTCCCAGTAGTCCTGCATGAAACATGCAATCTCCGGGATGTCTGTTTTCTTTACTGCCGCCATTCCCATTTCCCCCGCTGTTCAGTGAATGTGTTCTATTTTTCCCATATGGCAATCTCCTGCTCTGATTCCACCCATTCAAGGTTGTCCGCCCTGTGGTGTCGGTTATCGCCGTCAATAAAACGTACATGCTCATAATTGTTCGGATTGTCAACAAATGCCTTTGCGACTAACATACATATAGGCTGGCTTATTCTTTGCGTTCCATTATGCAAAAACACTGTTGGCGGATTCTGCCCATAATACGGAACCATCTCACGCCCTGTCTTATTGTTTATAACCATTCCGTAATTGCTGACAGAGTATCTGCCTGCATATCCCTCAATCTCTCTAAATTCTTCTTTTACATGCATATTTTCCATGTATTTCCCTCCTAACGTAACCCTTTTATATGATTAGTAACTACAGGTAACTTTTTTAGGTAACCCCTAAAAATGCAGTATTTATGATGCTTTAACCCCCGTAACCCCTTTTTGTCATGTTTAAAAATAAAAGGGGGATTTGTATAATATATACACATTTATATCCTCCTGTAAGATAAACCCTCGGAAGGGGGTTAAAAGGGGTTACCATTCCAAAAGGGTTACCATCAATCAAACGGCAATTCCATCTGTTCATCAACCTGAATAAATCCATTTTCATCAGTTTCAACCTCCGAAACTTCTTCGATTTTCAGCCAAACACACTTGCATACAGTGCCATTTATCTTTGTAGGTTTCGTGTTTTTCCCTGCCGAATGTGACAAAAGGCTTTTCTTATTTGCCCATGACAGGAACGCTTTTTTGGAAAACCCGCCGATTTTACATAATTCATCAAGGGATTGCGGATAAAACACCGCATATTTTCCCTTAAAAGCATCTTTATCCACATAATCCCGGATAACTCCCCACTTCTCGCAGTTGGTGTCAGCATCAAACCTCATGCCATTCATGGCAACCTTGTCCATTATGTACCGATAGCACCGCTCATTGTCAGACAGCTCATTCCGGTCAATTAAGACCTTTTTCGCTTCGTCTATAGAAATATACTGCCCGTCCTTAAAAAGCGCGTCTGTGGCGATTTTATCCGCTGTCAGAATGATGGAAAGTGATATGCTCTGCTTCTGCATCTTTTCATCGTCAAAAAGCTGCTGCTGAAAATCTTTCTGTATCTCCCGTACGGCATCCGCACCCATAGCCTTTATGACTTCCACAAAATCTTTTCCAGCAAAACCATAGTTCTGCTTTAGTGTGTCGGCGGTCTGTTGCGGATCCTCGTACACCTTTTCGCCGCACTCAATTTCCAGAATGCGGTTAATTGCGCCGCCCTGGTTGACGTAGGAAGTCAGCGGCCGCTCGCCATTCGTCAGTATACAGTTATTCCAATGGCTTTCCGTATTGATGCCTATATCCCGGTTAGACCGTGTCTTTCCCTTGCCAGAGCACAGGTCATACACAACACCCTCAAAGTTTTCCTCAATGCGCCGGTTCTTCTTGCTGGTATCGTCCAAAATCATAGGCAGATGGTTCAGCATATTGGCTTTCGCCTCTAAAGCTACATCCGTTGTTTTAAAATCCCCGATATAGGCACTCTCTGCCGGGTTCGCCCAGACGGATGCCGCAAGCATCAGCGTTACAGTCTTCCCCCCTTCCGTTTCCCCCCAAAGGTCAACAAAAAACGGCAGCGCCCCTATTTGATGGATTAACACACTTGCGAACGATGCCGCAAGCATCAGCTTGGTTTCCATTCTGCCGGACTTCCGCAGATTTTTGACATGTTCATACCATTTATCCCGGTTCCCATGTTCCCCTATGTTCTCAAACAGCTGCCGGAAGCGGCTGTCGCCATCAAACGTGATTTCCGTATCATAGGGCAGAAATTCTTTCTTTATCCACCCTAATTTTGAGCTGGAATACTGCACCGCTATTTGGCTTGTATTGCGGTTTTCCACGTCAGAGAGGTATCTCACCAGCAGCTTCGCATTTTCGCTCGTTACGGCCACGCCACGGCCTGACAGGGCCACTATTTTACTGGCAGAGGTTATCATGGTTTTTGGTATGATGATTTCCTCCCACCGCCTATTGCGCTTGAAAGCAAGCTTGATCTGCTCTTCCCCTGTCTCAAGGTTCTTCAGACGCTCTATTGGCAGGATTGGGTGGTAACAGGCTATCTGTTCAACCGTGGCCATATTCTGGGCGTATATGCCAGTTTCCCCAGCAATCCACGAACCGCAGTACATATTCTCATATGGCCCCTCAAAATCCGTATAATTGTTTATTCCAGCTGCCTGCTGCTGTTTCTTGCGCTGCCGGGTTTCCCGGTCAACACGATTGTAAGCTTTCACCATCTGGTCAAACTTACCCTTGACACGGAACCGTTCCGCCACTTCCTGTGCCGACAGCAGCAGGCGCGCCTTGTATATTTCATCTTCCTGTGAAAATATTTCCTCAAAAACTTCATCCGAAAGGATTGTCTTTTCATTCAGTTTGGTTAAATCCATGATTTCCCTCCGGTTATCTTAATTGTTTAATGACTTCATAACATTCATTTGGGTCGTTTAGCACTTCCCATAAATATTCCTGATACTGTAATGCATTATAAGTATCGCACCAAGCATCAGAAAGCGGTTCCAGCCGGTCAAGCCATTTGTGGTATACGTCTATCAATAATCCTGTCAGTTCCCGTTTCTTCTTTAGCTTTTCCTCTGTTTTCCGCTGCATTTCCCGTTTCTTTTGGGCTTGATAGATTTTCAGCCTTGCAGAGAAACTATTCTC